AAAGCAAACGTATTCGCTTTTCAAGCCAAATAGGAGACTATAATGGCAACAAAACTGTATTTTTCTCGAGATACGAAAGTCATAGCACATGTACCAATGGCAGCAGCCGGGTCGAAGAATATGTACTATGATCTACCCGTTTTAGACGGATTTTCGTTTTCTCAAAGTATGAATACTAGTGAAATTACTTTGAATGAAGCACAGAATACTTCAGGAGTTAGTAGAAGAGGTCGTGCAATGTTTAACGATTCATTTGCACCAGTTGAGTGGAGTTTCTCTACTTACATGATGCCTTTTACTTCTGCTGGAGGTACTCAAGGTACTTCAGGAAAAGGAAGTGCGACAGATGGAGCACACCGTGAAGTGTCAGAAGCTATGTGGGCTATGTTTTTTGGACAAACTGTAAATGCAGGGCTAACCTCAGATACAACTAATCTAGACATAGTTCAAACAGGAGCAAACAAAGCTACTGTTGGCGTATTTGACCTTTACTTTGTACTTGGAGCCTCTCAAGCTGCAGCTGTGTATAACTATACTACAGGTGCTGCTACTGCTAATCAGATGCTTTATAAAATCGCTGATTGTTCAGTAGGAGAAGCATCTTTTGATTTTGATTTAGATGGAATTGCTACTGTAAATTGGTCTGGAAACGGAAAACTAATTACAGAAGAATCAGCTCTAGATGCGACTTCAACAAGTATATATGAAGGTGTAGCTAATACTACAGGTTTCATTAGAAACAGAGTATCAGACTTAACAATCTCAGGAGACCCTTCTGGAAGTTCAGTAACTTATGCTACTACTCTAACTGGTGGAAACATCACTATGAGTAATAACTTAAGCTATCTAACACCAGAAACTCTAGGTGTTGTTAATCAACCTCTAGGACACGTAACAGGTAGTAAATCCGTAGGCGGAAACTTCACTTGTTATCTAGACAATGCGTCTAGTACATCAAGTGCAGAGTTTTACGAAGATCTAGTAGAAGCTACTAGTGATATTCAAAACTCATTTAGTTTAGCGTTTGATATTGGAGCAGGAGCTGCTCCGTATTGTGCGATTACAATGCCAACGTGCCACTTAGAAGTGCCTTCTCATTCAATTGAAGAAGTAATTTCAATGGAAACAAATTTCCATGCGTTACCGAGCGACTTTGACTCAACAGATGAAATCTCAGTATTTACATTTACAGGAAAGGACGTTAACGCGTAACCAAAACTAGTGTATTAAGGCGGTTACCCGCCGCCTTGATACTTTTTAATAACTATATAATATAGGAAACAACCAGCATGAACGAACAAACAATCCCAACAGCACCAGTTTCATTATCTAGTCTAATGACTCCTAGTAAGACAGTTACTATAGACTTTCCAGGAATGGAAGGTTTTACAGTAGACTTATGTTATCTTGCTAGAGAAGAGTTACTAAAACTTAGAAATAGATGTTTAAAACAAAAGTTTAATAAAAAAACTCGTGCTTTTGAAGAGACCCTTGACGAAGATACTTTTTTGGTAGAATATGTATCTGCGGTAATTAAAAATTGGAATGGACTAAAGTATGATTATTTACGACAGTTAATTTTAATAGAATCAGAGGGGCTAAATTTAGAAGAAGAGCTACACTTTACTCAAGAAAACGCAGAATTACTTATGAAAAATTCAGGTGATTTTGATACTTGGGTTACTGAAACGGTGGCAGATCTTGAAAATTTTACCAAGAGCAAGTAGAATATATAGGCAAACTACTTGAACAATACTATAATGTCAATTCTCAATTTAAAAACTATGAGGAATATGTAACAGTTATGGAACGATTAGGCCGAAAACCTGATCCAGATAAAGCTCCTTTAGAGCAGTACCATTTTCCTACAGAAGTACAAGTTGCGTTTTTCGTACATTCCATGTTACCAGATAGGTGGGACGGAGCAAGTGGCTCTTATTTAGGTAAAGACTGGAGTGCTTTAAGTACACTTTTAGAAGTTTATGAAATAGAAGAAAAACAAATAACTGTATTATTTATAAAACAGATTGATTTACATTATTCAGCCTATACGAACGATAAGTTAGAAAAAGAGCGTAAAGCAAAAGAAGTACGCACAAGTGGGAGCGCCCCTAAGCCTCCTAGAACAATAAAAAACTATGGCAAAAAATGAGTTTACTTTAACTTTTAGAATCGATGACAAAGGGCAAATTAAGCAAGTTGGCAGAGATTCTAAAAAAGCAGCAAAAGATGTTGATAAGTTAAGCAATAGTGCTCATAGCGCAGATCGTGCTATGAAAGGTGTTACTGCGCAATCCTCTAATGCAACGAAAAACTTTTCTAAAATGTCACAGGGCCTATCCGGCGGCTTAGTCCCTGCCTATGCAACTTTAGCTGCACAAATATTTGCCGTAACAGCTTTATTTAGATTTTTACAAGAAGCCGCAAATTATAGAGTTTTAATAGCAGGACAAAAAGCTTTTGCGGCAGAAACAGGGATAGCTTTTAATACTATTACTAAATCCTTACAACAAGCAACACAAGGTCAGTTAGCATTTAAAGACGCAGCTCAAGCTGCCGCTATTGGTAGTGCTGCTGGAGTTAATCCAGACCAACTACAAAGACTGGCTGTTGTTGCAAAGAATGCTTCGATCGCTTTAGGAAGAGACTTAACAGACTCATTTAATAGATTAATTCGAGGTACTACAAAAGCCGAGCCAGAATTACTAGACGAATTAGGTATCATACTTAGGCTTGATGAAGCTACAAAAAACTACGCTTCACAAATAGGGAAGACTAAAGAGCAACTAACTATATTCGAAAAGTCACAAGCCGTAACTAATGAAGTACTAGCACAAGGTGAAGGCAAATTTGGAGCAATAGGCGATCAAGTACCTGTTAATGCTTTAAATCAATTTGCAAAAGCTTTTGATGATTTATTAAATAAAATTTATGAGTTTGTAGGTCCTGTAGCAGAAGGACTAGCTAGATTCTTTTCAGGTAATCTTAAAGCTTTTACTGCGGCTTTACTTGCTTTTGCTGTGCCAATTATGAGAATGATTTTACCTAGTTTAGAAGCATGGCAGGATAGGGTTATGATAAGTGCAGGAACCCATAAAGCTGCTTTCCAACAGAAAAAGAATGACTTAGAAGAGTATAGACAAAAGTTACTACAAGTAAGACAATCAGAAGATAGAGGACGACTTGGAGCCTTAGATGCTATGAATAAACAAGCAACTAGAATGGGCTTAAAAAGTGGAGGAAGAGGGAAGGCTTCAATGCTTGCACACTTTAATAGACAGACTACATTAATTGATCAAGGTAAAATGAGCGAAGAGGCAAGAACAGGAGCTCTCAAAGACCAAAGTAGAAGAGAGGTACAAATACTAGAAAAGAAATATGCAAATATGAATGAAAAAACTCGAAGTTTTGTTGCTAAACAAAAAGCACACTTTGCAGGGCTCTCTTTAGGATTTCAAAGAGAAACTACAAGAATGCAGAAAGGGTGGGCAGCTACAATGGCTTTCTTCTCACGAGTAGGCGTCATGACGGCTAAAGTTTTGAATTTTGTATTTAAGTGGGGAGCGGTAATTAGCATGGTTTGGCTACTTTGGGAAAGTGTAAAAGGGTACTTTGGCTTTGAAGAAAAACCAGACCTTCTAAAAGATACACTAGATAACGCAAAAAACTTAAACCAAGAGTTATCTAGAATGTCTAAACGCTTTAATGAAAAAGTAGGAAGTACAACAGGAAATACCTTAAAAGACGGTATTGATAGTTTAACTTTTATGGGTAATATGGCAGAAAGTGCTAATTTGCCTGCTAGGCTTCAAGAGTATGGTAAAGCCTCTGGGGCGGATAAAAGAAGATTACTTCCAGGAATACAAGCTACTTTAAAATCACTAGAAGAAGTTAACCCTCAATTTAAAAAACTGAATGAGCGAATTGAGCGTACACAGGATATTACACCTCACACTACAAAACAAATTGAAAACTTAGCAAGAGCCATGCAAAGTGGTAAAGCTGCCGCTAAGCAACTGAATGATGCAATGGCAGACTTAAACAAAGCAAAAAATAGTTATATTACAGGAAAAGCTAAGCTACCTTTTATGGATATTTTAACTCCTCTAATGTTAGGGGCTGCAGGAGCAGGTGAATCAATAGACCAGCAGAAAGACCTTTTAAAAGTACAACAGCAAAGGACAAGATCACTCAAAATAGCGGTAGGGGAAGGTGCAAAGCTATTTGGTGGAAGAATGAGTGCAATAAATCAAGCAAGATTCCCTAAAATGTATGACCAGTTCTTATTAGATCAAACTAACTTAGGAAGGTCTAGAACGAGGGAAGGAGAAATCTCAGCAGAAATTAAAAAGTTTGAAGGTATAAGAGATGATTATACTGCCGAAGGTAGCCAGTATTTAGGATTTACACAAAGAGCTGGAGTCCTTGGCAGAAGTAAAACGGGCTTACAAGCAGACGCTGCAGGCATTACGAGAAAAGATAGCTTAGCAAAACGAGCCCTTGCTCAAAATAAAATAGACCAACAATCTTTAGACATAAAGAAACAACTGATAAATATAGAAATAGCGAAGAAACTAATGGAAGAAGAAGATGTTCAAAAGGACCCTTTAAAACTTGCACAAGCACAAGAAATGTTAGAGAATGAAAGAACCACTTTAAAACTTATGAGAGCTAAAAAGTCAGCGTCCGAAGATCTCTTAGACCCTCTGACACAAGTAAAAGATGCTGCAACAGCAGCATTTGATCAAGGGCTACAACAAGCGATTATGGGAGTGCTAGATGGAACAAAGTCAATGAAAGAAGGATTCTTAGATATGGCAAAAGCAGTAGTCTCTGCAATCGCACAAATTATAGCAAAGTTAATAGCAATGAAAGCCTTACAAGCGGTAGGACTTCCAATTCCTGGATTCGCATTCGCAAATGGAGGAATCAAACCAAAAGGCTATAGTAACGGCGGTATAGTAACTCAGCCCACATATTTAGCAGGAGAAGGACAATATAATGAAGCAGTAGTGCCTCTACCTGATGGAAGGTCTATACCTGTACAGATGCATGGAGGAGGAAATACAGCAAATGTAACAGTAAATGTCACAGCAGATGGACAAACAAACTCTAATATGACTTCGAACGGTGGAGAGCAAGCGGCACAACTAGCAAAAGGAATATCAGCTGCCGTACAAGAAGAATTACACAAGCAACAAAGAAATGGCGGAATACTTAGCCCATACGGCAATCCCGCAGGAGGAGGATAATGGCAATAGGATTTACAGATTTAACAAGTACAGTCAGAAGACCTGACAAGATGATGCAGGCACAAAGCTCTCCAACTATTTTAACAGCAAAATTCGGAGACGGGTATGAGCAGAGACTGGCTAAAGGCATAAATAATTTAAAACAATCTTACTCAGTAAGCTTTGCGAACCGTACAAAAGAAGAAATAGATGATATTACAGCTTTCTTCGCAAGTAAAGGAGCAGTTTCTAATTTTAGTTTTACAATACCAGATTCAAATAATAGTGGAGAAACTACTATTAAAGTAGTTTGCGACTCATGGTCTCAAGCCTACACTACAGGAGACTACTATGGTTGTTCCGCTACATTTAGACGAGTTTATGAATCATGACGAACACTGCTATACAAGATGTACAGAAACTAGATCCAGGTTCCGCAGTAGTCGAACTTTGGGAAATAGTACTATCTGATTCATCTTCTGCTTATTTCTATTCAGGATTAGAAGCAGATCTTTCAACTGTTCAGTTTAGAGACCGTTCTAGCCCTGGCACCATTCGTACGTATACAGCACTACCTATAGAGGCAGATGGTGTATCAGTACAGACTTCAGGAGCATCTGCCAGACCTACACTAAGGGTCGCAAACGTTCTTTCTGTATTTGGAGATGCTTTAGGAAGTCTCACGAATGAAGATTTATTAGGTAAGAAAGTATATAGAAGAACTACTTTATATAAGTATTGTTATGGACAATCAGGGGACGCAAATCCTCCTGTAGAGTTCCCACAACAAATGTGGTATATTGATAGAATAGCAGAAAAAACTCCTACTTATATTGAATTTGAACTAGCTTCCCCTTTTGATTTACAGGGTGTAAAGCTTCCTCGAAGACAAGTAACAGGAAATGCTTGCGCATGGAAGTATCAAGGAGCAAGTTCAGAACTTTCAAAAGCAAATAAAAGGGGTGGTTGTAAGTGGAACACTTATGGTAGAATGGCAGATACTGATGGGACTACTAGAACCGTTTATTTTAATCAGAAAGATGAAGAAGTAGTAAGTTCTAGCCTTACATTTAATACTACAGTAACAAGTATAACTCTCGGATTTTATTACAAAGTGACTAAGTCAGGACTAACTAAGGTAAATACCGATGGCAGTCTGACTACAGGTCAAAGTTCTTTTGATTACTGGCAAGCTGTAGTAACTACAAGCAACCCAGGGACTCCTTCAGATACTAATGCTAATTTTAAAAGAGTGCGAGTATATGATTCTTATTCGGCAAGTTCTGCATATAATGCGTATACTGATCCGACTTATAATCAATATACGGTATATGATAGAGGTTCAGATGATGCATATGTCAGATTATGGCAAGTGAAAGGCACAACACAAAATGCGAGCGCGCATAAGAGTACCCCTAACTTTGGAAATTATTGGCAATTAGGAGACCAGTGTTCAAAAACAGTTGGAGGTTGTGCTAAAAGATTTAAGTCTAGTTTTGCAACTATAGATAGTAGTGTGCGTAGAACTATAACAGAAAAAGACAATACCCTACCATTTGGAGGGTTTCCAGGAACCAAAACAAGGTCATAGATGATATTAGAACCACATTTTGAAGAAATAGTAGAACATTTTAACGCTGAATACCCACGAGAAGGCTGTGGAGTTATAGGTATAGTACAAGGAAAATCAAAGTGGTTTCCTTGTAAAAATGTTGCCGAAAATGATGATGATTTTATAATTGATTCAAAAGATTATATAAAAGCAAGTTGCCAATCAGATATAGTAGCAGTTGTTCATAGTCATCCTGATGCAAGTCCAGAACCAAGTGAAACAGATGTGAAGCAGTGTAATGGATTAAATCTTGACTACTACATAATTAGTATACCTGAAATACAACTTGAACATTTAAAGCCAAACCGAGTAGACCTTCCTTTAATTGGTAGAGAATATGAATTTGGTGTGACAGATTGTTTTTCATTGGTACAATCATACTATCAAAAATTCGAAATTGAAATGCCAAGATACGCGTTTGAAGATGACTGGTGGACTAAAGGACTTGATTACTTTGGCGATCTGTGGCAGAATTATGAAGGGTGGAGTGAAGTAACTGATGGAAGTTTACTCAAAAATGATTTACTATATTTTAATGTAGATTCAAGTGTACCAAATCATTGTGGGGTTTATTTAGGTGATGATTTATTTATGCATCATGCTGCTAATAGGATATCATGCAGAGAATTATTATACCCTTTTTGGGGAAAGTACAAAACAAAAATATTAAGGAACGAAAAATGCAAACAGTATATTTAAAAGGAGAACTCGGAGAACGCTTTGGAGAAAAGTGGAGTATGAACGTGGATAGAATTCACGACATTTTTAAACTTATAGATTGTCAAAGAGAGGGATATAGACAGTATATGGTGGACTGTGCAGAAAATGGAATAGATTTTACAGTACAAAGAGGAGAAGAGTTTATTGACGAAGCAGAGCTTTTATTATCAGTAGGAAAAGAAGATATAATAGTAACTCCAGTACCTCAAGGTTCCAAAGGTAATGTGGGAAAACTTATTATGGCTGCAGCTCTTATCGCAGCAGGTATGTATGGGTTACAATACTTACAAGCTGGAGCAGGTTGGACTCTGCCCAGCACAGCTACAGGGTCAGCTGGTACTGTTGGAGTAAGTCAAGGAACGGCAACGGCAATAAAAATAGCCTCATGGACAGCTATAACACTAGGAACCTCTTTAGGGTTACGAACTCTTGGAGAAATGCTACTTCCTGACGATAGTAGTGATAATGAGGATGACTCCCATCTATTTAGTGGGCCTCAAAATACTACTGTGCAAGGTGGAGCCGTTCCTGTATTATATGGAGAAATGATAGTAGGTGGAACATTAATTAACTCAAGTTATAGAGCTTCCGGAGCACCTCAAAGTTGGGGCCCAGCCTGGGCATGGCGTCAACCTTTAGGAATAGATTCAGGTGAGAAAGACCAACAAACGGAGCAACAATAATGGGTAATTATTTAGAACAACTAGCGGCATCTTTTCAAAATCCAGGTCAACCAAATAACAGTAGGACTATGAGTGGAGAAACTCGTCAGACTGCTGTAGTTTATGATGCGCTATCAGAAGGAGAAATAGGAGGCTTAGTAAATGGAGCTGCCAGTATATATTTAGATGGAACTCCTATAGTAGATACAGATACTTGGAAAAGTACAAGTGAAATTAATACTACAGCTTCTGTAAGTGCGGGGAGTACAACAGTAACTGTAGCAACAGGAGCTCTTGATTTTGCAGATACTACACAAGGTACACGAAAAATTATAATAAGAGGAGCAGGCAAGCAAGGAAGTAACCTATTCAGTGCAACTGCAGGAACAATGACACTAACGTCATCAAGTAGCTGGTTTACTTCTGGAATGGCATCGCACAGTATGAACAAAGAGGCGGCTGCAAGAATACAAATAGAAGGAGCTGGAACAGATGGTGGAACTTATGTTGGGTATATTACAACTTATACTAATACAGGGTCTGTACAAGTATACCCAGAAATTGAAACTACAATTAGTGGGGTTAGTGGCTCCATTGATTTAGTTAGTGCGGTTGTTTCGTATGATAAAGGTAATAATCAATTAACTACTACTACAGCTGCAACGACTACAGTTTCAGGAGTAGCAGCAACACTGGCTCCTCCTATGGTAAATGCAACTACATACACAGAGGATAGTCCTCTACCAAATTTCGAAGGAATAAACTACTCTTTTAGAACAGGAACACGATATCAAAGTCCAGTACAAATGCTGGCTGGGGGCAATCCGACAGCGAGTTTCATACATGCGCCTAATGTTAGACTACAACAAAATTTAACTTGGGATGGCACTAATGGTGTAAGTGACACTGTTATTACTGCTGCCAATGTCGGAGTACCTAATGCTTCAGAGACAGACCAAATAAAGTGGGTGATTGAGTGCCCACAGCTTTTTGCTATAAGTACAAAGTCAGGAACAGAATACAATTCTTGGGTAGAATTTACCTGTGATTTTGAGTACTCCAGAGATGGAGGTTCCAGTTACACAGTTATTAGATTAGTAGGCCCCACAAATAGTGCGATTACTAATAGGACTGGAGGTTTTGAACATTTTGATGATAAATCTTCTGTATCCTTACACGAAGGATATATTATAAATAAAACTAAAAAGAAGTTCCAAGAAGAATACACTTTTAATATTGAGCAATTTAAACCTTTTGATACGTGGAGACTGAGGTTTAAAAGAGTCAATGAAGCTAATAAAGCTCAGGGGCACCACGATAATATGAATGAAGGCTTCCTTAAATTCGTAGAAGCACAACTTACAGACAAATTTACCTACCCATACACAGCTTATGGAGCATTAACTTTCAGCGCAAAAGATTTCAGTGGACAGCCTAAAAGAGGTTATCATATTAGAGGAAAGAAAATTCAAGTACCTACTAATTACCTTACAAGAGAAGAGACAGACTCTACAAGCGCTTCGTATAAAAGAGATGTATCTGATGGTTCTACGGAATCTACCTATCAGGATTGGGACGGGAACTTTAGAGGAGACGCATCCACTTTTGCAGTAGGACACACTAATCATGAAAAAGTATATTGTAATAATCCAGCTTGGGTATTTTATGACATTGTTACTAACCCGAGATATGGACTTGGAGACTTAGTAACAGAAAACTTTGTGGATAAATATGCCTTGTATCAGATCGCAAGATATTGTGATGAATTGGTAGATGATGGAAAAGGAGGACAAGAGCCTCGATTCACTTGCAATGCATATATTAGTAAACAAACAGAAGCATATAAAGTTTTAAAAGATTTAGCAACAGTATTTAGAGGTATATCATACTGGATGGAAGGGCAACTTGTGCCTGTTCAAGATAGGCCAAAAGAGCCTATTTATACGTTCGCACAAGGAAATGTTATTGACGGGGAATTCGCCTACGAGAGCACCTCGGAGCGTATTCGTAAAAATCAAATAGTTGTAAAATGGAGCGACCCAGACGACCAATTTAAAGGAAAATCCCATATTGTAGATGATGTTGATAATATAATTGATACAGGAAGAATAAACTCTGCAAATATAACAGCTTTTGGTTGTACAAGTGAAGGGCAAGCACATAGAATAGGAAAGTGGAGGTTAATTACTGATAAAGTAGAAACAGAACTATGTAAATTTAGCACGGCAATGAACGCTGCTTTTATAAGACCTGGAGATATAGTAAATATACAAGATCATTACATTGATTCTGTTCAGTTTAGTGGAAGAATTAAAGCTGGAACAAGTACTACAGTAGTAACTTTAGACAGAGCGGTTACATTAGCAGCGAACACAACATATACTTTACATTTAGTTTATCCAACAGGAGGCGCATACTTAGGACAAGATGCAGCAACAATTAATAGCACAGCATACACTAAAGGAGACCTGGTATTACTTGACGAAGCTGGAGGAGCAATAGATACACAAGCTAAGGCCTCTAATGTGAAAGACGATAGTAATAACGAGGTAATGCTTGCATGGAGCGAACATACTCGAGTAGAAAAACAAACAATAAGTACTTCAGCGGGTACTATAGCGGAGGGAAGTAACATTACAGTATCTTCGGCTTTTTCAGCAGCTCCTAACTCAGAAGTAATTTGGGCTTTAACAGGAGAGAAAAATGATACTGAAGTATCAGGAAGTGCTAAACAGTATAGAGTAATGGGTATAGAAGAAGGAGGCGACGGAACCTATTCTGTGGCAGCTTCGCTATATAGCGACAAGAAGTACGACTTAGTAGAAAAAGAATACAAACTATTAGCTGATAGCGCATCTAGTAAGCTGACTGAAAAAAGTACTAAAGTAGAAAAACAAACTGAAATAGTACCTCGCCCCGACAGTATAACTTTTAACATACAACAAGTTGCAGCAACTGATACGCCTTCAAGTTCTACAGAGAGTACAACAGGAACTTTAAAAGCCGTAATAGAATGGGACGCCCCTGTAGAGACGAAAATTTCAAGTAAAGTAATAGCAAATTCTTACGTAAATGAAGCCTTAGATAATTCAGAAACAACTATTACACTTGGAGCAGCCGCAACAACCTCCACAGGTTATGGAATTATAGAGAAAGGCACTTCACAAGAAGAAATTATACAATGGACTGCAAAAAGCGGAAGTGATATAACAGCCGTAAGAGGAGTATTAGGTAGTACGGCAAGAGTCCATGATACAGGTGTAAGTTTTACAGAAATGCAATCTTATGAAAGCCCCTACACAAATCTATCCCACTATGAAGTGGAGCATAGTTTTGAGAATACTGTTCGTTCCGAAAGACTTAAAAGAGTAAGTATAGGAGGAGGGCAAACAAGTTTAGAGATAGCAAATGTTTTAGGTGGAACGCATAATGTAAGGGTTAGAGCAGTTAGTAATTCAGGGAGCCTTTCAAGGTGGACAGTATTTGAAAACACAGTAAAAGCGCCAAGTACAGTAAAAGCAACTTCAAAAGGTAACTTAGCAGTTGGTGGAACAGTAAGTTCTCCAATAGCTATAACTACAGGTGGAGCATACAATATAGCAAATAGCACTTATACTGTTACTGACGCAAGTGGACAAGAATATAATATAACTCAAGCAAGTTCTAGTCATGCTCAAAGAACACAATCCTTTTCAGGGCTCTCTACTTCTAGTGGAGTAGGCTACGCATTATTTGATACAAGTGCGTACGCATCAGACCCGTGGAAAGCAATCGATCAGAAAACAGATACAACATACTATGCTGGAGGCGAAAGTACTGCAGGAAGTTTCACATGGTGGAAAGAAGTAGGGGCAACTAATATAGGATTAACTCTATGTAGTGGAACAGTAACTGTATCAGCTAATGGCAATACTATAACTGGCTCTAGCACTACTTTTACTTCAGACTTTGAGGTAGGAGATATGATTAGGCTAGGAAGCACTAATGATTATGCGGAAAATACGGCAGCGTGGTATGGTTATGTAGATAAAGTTGTAAGTAATACTTCATTAATAGTACGAGGGGTAGTAACAAAAGCTTTTAGTGGGAAGTATGTATACAAACAAAGTTTTAAACCAGATTTTGCAACAGATACTATTGTATCAAAAATAACAAGAGGGGCGTCAACTACTTATATCCTAGAACACTATGGTAGTGTACCTGGGGCAGACGGAGACGACGGAGTTACAACTTATACATGGGTTAAATACGGCACTAACTCTTCTGGAGCAGGTTTATCAGATACTTATACAGCAGGCACTACAACTTATATAGGTCAAGCTTTTAATAAGACCAGTGCTACAGAGAGTACTACAGCATCAGACTATACATGGTCTAAAATCGAAGGAACCGATGGAGCAGACGGAGCAGCTGGGACAACAGGACAAGGCTCAAACTTTGTATTTAAAAGAGCAGCTAGTGCTCCAAGTATCTCTGCAGATGGACTTAACATTCCTAGCGGCTGGTATGATTCTCCCCCGAGTGGAACAGATTTATTATGGGCATCAAAAGGTGTCGTAGCAGCAGGTGGATCAGCTTATACTTGGGGAACAGTATATCAAGTCGAAGGAAAAGCGGTTGCAGAATTAAGATGTTATTCAGATGTTGTTGCAAATAGTGGTAGTTCTCCTACTAAGCCTAGTAGTTCCACTTATAGTTTTGCAGGGGTAGCTCTTACCTTAAATGATTCAAATTGGAACGCGGCTCCACCAGCTTTAGCAAATAATGGAGATAGCGTTTATTCTTGTACTGCTCTTGTATCAGGAGCGCCTACAGCTACAGCTATAGCGGTTACTTGGACAAACCCTGTTCTATATACAAGAAAAACTGATGGATCAGACGGATCAGATGGGTCAGACGGAGCAGATGGGTCAGACGGTGCAGCAGGTGCAGCAGGTGCAGCAGGTGCAGCAGGAGCTCAAGGTCCTCAAGGAATACAAGGGCCAGGAGGCAGTACAGGAGCTCAAGGAGAGCCCGGGGAAGACGGAGCTCAAGGAGCTCAAGGAATACAAGGAGCTACAGGTGCTACAGGTGCTACAGGTGCAGCTGGAGCAGCAGGTATTACAGTATCAAATACAATGCCTTTTATGCTGTGGGCATCAGGAGACGATGGAACTACCTATGCCCCGAATGCAACAAAAGAATCTACTATAACTTTTAAACAGGGAAGCACTACACTTGGAACTGCTGTAGTACGAGGAACAATTAATACTGGTACAGGCGTTATAACAATGTCTACTGTAAGTAACTCCAATGTAGATACTATTAGTCATGGAACACCATCGACGTTTGTACAGACTACATTAACAGAAGGTACTGCAACAGCCACAGTGAGTGCACAAGCAACAAATATGGGGAACTTAGGAAAATAATGGCAACATTTGACTACACTAGTAGGACTTACGGTCCCACACTATACTCAAGGGCCCTCTTAGAGTCTGATTCTGCACATGTAAAGCGTATTCTATCAGATTGGGAAGATTGGCCGTACACAGATGAAAAGGCAGAACAACTTACAAAAATCTGGGCTATGAAAACTGAAGGGTGGCAAGCACCCTACCATGAGGGTATGCCTGGCTGTGAGTCGACAGTTTTACTTTGCTTAAAAAGTAATGATCTTCCTGTATTTATAAATAGATGTTATCAGGTTGATACTCATAACGAACACTATTTCAGTGCAACAGCTCCTGAATACAGATTACAAGGTATATTTGCCGAAGCAAACCAACTATTATATAGAGGAGCGTGGGAATATTATGGAATGAAAAGTATAACAATGCGTGAAAGAACTGATACAGGGTCTCTTCAAAGGCATAACTTAACAAACGAAAAAACAGGAATAATTTTTGATGGAATGCATAAGCAACTTGCATCAACTTATAAAGAAACTACTACTACTTATGAAGAGTGGGACGCATATACAAAAACAGATGATTACAAGTCATGGATTATAGATTATACTATGTACCCTAAATATCCAGGAGACCCATTATGAGCGTAGAATTTATAAGAGGGCCTAATGTATATTTACGAGAAACAACCGCGGCAGACTTAGATAATATAAAAGATTCTTTGGTGGACTGGAATTGGTGGCCATTTTCTTTAGATGAAACAAAAAGAATTTTAAAAGGTTCATTAATTTCTATGCGACTTATAGAAAGGCCATATAAAGACACAAGTCACTTTACTGAAACATTTACAGTTTGTAAAGTTTCAGATAATAGTTTTGTTGGATTTACGCAATATTTAGTAAGAGCAGGAAAAGAAATAACTATAACTTATAATGCAGCTCTTCCTGCACTACGTGGAGGAGGGTTAATGGATGAAGCAGCAAAACTTAGAGATGCCGCGCTTTTTACGGAACTAGGTGCTGCGTCTTATACGAATAGACTTGATCCTTCTTTTATAACTACCTTAAGAACCTATCAAACTTTAGAAGGCACAGAACTTAGTCAACGATCAAATAGGACATTAAAACTTGTTAAGGCTGTAAAGGCAGACTATGATACTTGGAGGTCAAATAACTCTAGCTCAGTTCCTTCATATACTTTCTCAGGCGGTAGCTACACTCCTCCACAAAACAGATAAAATAATAATAGGCGTGGCTATCTGCCACGTTTTCACGACATAAGTCAAACTGTCAATACTAACAACGCAAAATAACTCTCAATTTTAGAGGACATCAAGAAAAATATTTCTTGACATTCT